GCCGCGCCACGCATCCCTTCCGCAAAATCGCGGGCAGCGAGGGGCAGAACGGGACTGTAGGGGGCTGCAACAAAACAACGGCATAACTGCAACAAACGAGCCGTGAAAATCGCAGTCTCGCGGACAGAATTGCCGATTCAGGGAGGGTAACTGCTCCGCAGCGGAAATGCAAAAATCTGCGGATTCCTGTAGGATTTTGCGACCTACTCCGGGATAGTGAGGAGCTGTGATCCGACCTCGACGGTGGTCAGGTCGGCGGTGGCCTCGACGTCACTGAAGGGATCGGGCTCCCAGTCGTGGATGCAGTTCCAGCCGCCGCAGTGGATGAGGACGGGCTCGCGGTTGTTGTTCCGCATCCGGCGGATGTCATCGAGATGGTGGGTGGTGCCGACGAGCTCGCGGCAGAAGAGACGGGTGGTGTTGCGGACAATGCCGACGTACTCAAATTGCGGTACGCTTCCGAGGCGAGCCTTCTCCGCTTTGACTGCTCGGCCGTAGCTCTTCACGTGTGTCTTCGCGATCGTGTCGGCGTAGGCCTTAGCCTTGCTGGAGATGGGGGCGATCCGGTCGCGGAGCGCGTCGACATCGTCGCCCTGGGCCAATCCCTGCTCGATCTCCGACCGCATCTTCTGGATGGTGCTCGCACGGTACTTGCCGAGGGACTGAGTATTGGCCTTCTCGATGGCGCGGACCTTCTGCATCTCGCGACTGATGTCGTCGCCCACATCATCGTAGAGTCTGTTGACCGTCTCGGTCGTAGCCTCGTATCGCTCGGTCAACTCATCAAGGATGCCGTCAAACTCGTCCCCGAAGATTTCGCGGATGCGGCGATGAATGCGAGGAGAGTTGTCGGGGCGGACGTCGGTGCGGGCGAGCCAGTCGAGGATCTTCGTGCGGACGGCATCCTGACGCTCCGCTGGGGAGAGGCTCTCGATATACTCCTGCACCTCCTCCTTATAGGTCTCGTAGCGCTCCTGGTCAATCGACATCAGGCTTCGGGGCGGCTCGGGGACGGATGGGGCGGTGGTGCTTCTCGACGGTCATGAACCGGTGGCCGCAGCCTTGGCATTCGTAGCGACGAGTATCGAAGGACTCGTGCTTCTGCTTGCCGCCGAGATTTTTAATCTCGTCGTCTTCGCACTCTGGGCACGTCATTGGGTGGGGACGTCACTGGGTGGGGACGTCACTGGGTGGGGACGTCACTGGGTGGGGACGTCACTGGAAGGACGGCAGCAAAGAGGTGTACGGGCACTGAAAAGAGAGGTCCTCCCCGTAGGCGCCGATTCTACAGTACTGAAGGGAAAGGCTACTCGTCGATCGAAAGTCGCGGCCCCCAGCGGCGGTTGCGACCCTGGACGTCGAGGTGGGTAAAGGACTCGTAGTAGCCGATCCCGCCCACGTCGTGCGCTTCGGCCCAGTCGGTCACCTCGGCCGGCGGCACGTCCTGCACCATCGGGTCGATCGCCATGCCCCAGAGATGACGGCTGTGCTCGGCGCTGCCCTCAATGCCCTCATTGTAGGCGTAGGTGCGATAGGCGCTGTTAAGCCGGACCGGCACCCCGAAGGCGTCGCGTAGCGCCTGGGCCATGTTGGCCAGAGCTGGGTGAATGAGAACGATAGGGGTGCCGTCGTTGCACTGGAACTCGTGCAGCCGAAAATCGGGGCGCACCTGGTGGTGGGTCCCGTCGCGGAGCAGGTAGTAGGGCTCCGCGTCGTGGGGGCGGTGACTGTGGAAGCGGGTAAAGTCGGTCATGATCAGCAATAGGTGCCGTTGCGGTAAAGGCGGAGGTAGCGGTAGAAGGTACTCTCGGCGACGCCCATCCGTCGGGCGGCCTCGCGGTTTGTGATGTCTTTCTCGTAGGCTAAGTGCGCGGCGCGTCGGCATTTCTGAGTCATGTTCTGCGTTTGGTGCGCGCCGCAGTGATTCATCTCGGTGCTAATCCAGCCTTTATGCGACCATTTGTATAGCGTGGCCAATGGCACACCGATAAGGTCGGAGACCTCCGTGAGGGGCATTACGTCCCACAGCCGCTCCGCCTTCTCGATCGTGTCTTTATCGTAAGAACGGACGGCGCGAGTGCGATGATCAGTGTCCGTGCTGATCAGGCCGATTTCTGACCAGTATCCGAGCGTGCCGTCGGGAATGCCGGTTCGCTCGGAGACCTCGGGTAGAGGCATTTCATCCCAAAGCCGGTTCGCTTCGGTAACGTCAGAGGCCGTGTAGGGTGAGCTCATAGCTCCAGGGCGGGCTGCTTCAGATAGTAGCGCGCGTACTGCTTGCCGTTGTCGGATGTCTCCATCGTCCGCTCGATCGTGTGGCCTTTGCGGCGGAGATCGTAGATGCGGGCGGCCAGGCGGTAGATCTCGTAGCGGCGCGCGGCCTCGCGCTGCGTGATGGAGCCTTCCTGGCGCAGATGGCGGAGGATCTGTTCGCACTGGGTCATGGCTACGAGCGAATCTCAATTGGGGGAAGCTGCGCTTTCGTGCAGACTTTCACGTCGCTTGGTGCGAAGCCATCGAGGTACCTGATGTATTCACAGACGGTGCTGCTCGGAATCCCTCCGATTGGCACCCCGAGATAGATGGATGTACAGTAGATGCCGTCGTCGCCGTCCCAGCACACCACGTCTACCTTCGATCGTGGGAGGCCAAGCATCTCCATGGTGCGCTCTCGGATCGCTATTTCTGCACGATGTCGGTTCATCGGAATCGGTCGGGTGCATCATCAGGACTAGGCCACCACGCCCGGCCGACGCCCTGACCGGGGCCAGGGCGTTTCGCTACTGGTCGAGCTCGGGCGGCTCGTCCTCTCCCTCGGGTGGGGCGCCGTCGCCCTCGGTGGGCCGGACCTGCACCGGCGAGGCCAGCGTGGTCGTCGACAGGAGCGCCGGTGGCATCTGCTGGGTCAAGAGGTGGAGGTAAATGTTCGCGCCGTTGGCGATAGCGTTGCGCTCCTCCTTGGTCGGCTCCCAGCAGCTGACGAGGCACAGGGCCTGCTCTTCGCTGGGCAGATCATGGCGGCCCACCATGATGGGCAGGACGCCCACGTCATCGCCATCCATCGACGGGGGCGGCTGGAGGGTCTGGTTTGCGGCTTCGAAGTTCGTGGCTTGCATGGGGGGTGTGGATTGGGGGTTATGCGGAGGATGTTGGGGCTTTGCTCTGGAGGTCATTCCAGAAGGTGACTGCATTTTGCCTGGTTTCGGCTACCGGGCCTTCCAGCCGGCAGATACGGCAGGCGATGTTGTACTGGCTGCCCATCTTTATGCGGTCGAGGCTATCGCAACCGCAATGTGGACAAGGGTCGATGTTGGAGGGGGCGGGCCAGTGCATAGCGTGTGGGTTGAAGTTGGGAGTTTGGAGGTTGAAGGTTGGAAGGTTCGATTCCTCTTATGAGGTGCCGGATCACTCATGGCGGGGAGGCGCCATGAGTGACCTGCCGGCGTCGCATCGCGGGCCTGTCTGCGAGGCGAGACGGGCACCCACCTCCCTGGTCAACCGTCGCGGCCCTCTCGGATGGTGAGGCCGGGGCGGGAGTTGAACCCGCGCTCTCGCCATTTTTAGCAGGTGCCCCATTTGCCAGAAGCGAGCCGACTCCAAGGCTGAGGTCACCTGTGTCTTGCGAGTGCTCTACCGATGAGCTACCCGGCCCGGGGGCCGGCGATCGTCGCCGACGCGGAGGTTATTCGATGTCGACGGACACCTCATCGTGCTCGGGCTGGGGCTCGACGCCGTCGAGGCGCTTGACGAGGCCCGGCTCGTCCTTGAGGGTGCTCTTGTAGGGCACCTTCTCGGTGCGGCGGATGAGCTCCTCACGGCCCAGCTCCTTCAGACTCTGGAGGACGGCGTCCTTGTCCTCCCAGTCGAAGTTGAAGGGGACCTTGGTGAAGGAGACGGAGCCAAAGGGCGACTCGTAGGTCCGTCCCTCGACGCCATCGAGCGCCGCCTCGGTGTTCTGGCGGGCCCAGGAGCAGATGGCTTCTTTGCGGGCTTGGATGGCCTGGCGGCGCCGCTCGATATAGCCCTCGTGCTTCGATTCGATCTCCTCGATTTGCTCTTCGAGCTCGTCTTTGCGGTCGTGGAGATTGGCGGTGCTTTTTCGCATCTTGCGCTCTCGTTTTTTGGTCTCCCGCGCCAGATCGGAGGCTTCTTCAAGGAGATCGTCTACGTCGGTGCGGTCGTCGATTTGGTCGCGGATCTCGTCCGCGTCGGCGGTGAGCTTGGGCATGGGGGCAGAGTCAGTTTTTGATAGAGTCAGTGCGATGATTTACGTCGATGGTGGTGGGCATCTGATCGGCCTGGTAGGGGACCAGAGGCGCCCAGCTGAGGACGATGTAGTGCCCAGTCATTCGGCCGAAACGAGGATTCTCTCTCCACCGACCGATTTCTTTCTCCGCGTAGCAACGGGCCACGCGGCGTTTTTTGAGGAAGGCGGCGAAGGTGGTGCCGGCCGGAAGGGCGCGGCGAAGGCGGAGGTATTCGTTCCCCCAGTACTCGATGTCGGTGTGGCTGAGGTCGTCCATGGGTCTACGCGGGGGTTTTGTCGGCAGTCTGCTCGCGAACGAGCTCGTCGATGCCCTGCTCGATCTGGGCGCGCGTCTCGGGGCTCTGGTTCTTTCCGTGCTCGACGTCGCTGATGGTGCTTTTGGCGACGCCGGTGACCTTTTCCAGGTCGCGCAGGGAGACGCCCATTGCCTCCCGCTGCTCGCGGATCGAAAAGTCGATCAGCTCCGGCGTCATGCGGTCGATCCCCGCGTCCTGCATCATGGCGAGCTTGTCCTCGATGTGGTAGTCGAGCTCCAGGGGCGTCTCGTACAGGGCAGCCAGGCGGACGGCCACCTCCGGCTCGATCACGTCCCCGTAGATGGCGTCAAGGTAGCGCATCCGCTCCTCGTGGGTCATCCAGCCTTCCGACGGGGAAAGGGTGAGCTGGCGGCTTCGGTACTTGACCTCGCCGAAGCGGTCGAGCTTGGCGGCGAGGGGCTCTTGCCCGACGAGAACGCAGCTGAAGAGCTCGTCGTAGCCCTTGTAGGTGGCGCTCTCGCGGGCGTCCTTGAGGGCGAGGAGCGTGTTGGCGTGGATGCGGTGGCTGTTCTCGATGACCACGGCGATGTCCTTGCCCTGCACCACGGCGTGCTCGCCGACGATGCGCCCCAGCTGGATGCAGCGCGCGTTCATGTCGCGACGCGGGCTCTCGGAGCCGCCCAGGTCACGGATGATCTGACTCACGATGTGCCCGATCGTCAGGCTCTCGCGGTCGAAGTTTTGGACGTAGATGATCTGATTGTCGGGCAGCTGGTCGCGCAGCGCCTCGCGGACGAGCACGCTTTTCCCAGACCCGAACGGCCCGACCACGCCCAGCATCTGACGGCTCTGCACCGCGTTCTGGATGCGGGCTGCGTAGCGGTCGTGGACCTCGCCCCAGTAGATTGCGTTGGGGTCGAGCCTGAAGGATCGGAAAAGGTCAACGTTGCGGTTCATCGGCTTCGATTGTTTGTTGGTGAGTGCGTCGGGAGCCCTTTTGGCTTGAGCCGGGGCCCTGGCGGCTCATCCGGCGGCGGCAGGTTGTGGGCCTGTCGCCGCCTTTTCTGTGAGGCTTCTCAATTAGTCTTCCGCTCGTTCGATAGCGCATTCTGCGATCTCGGTGTAAGACTCCGCCCGCTCCAGTTGACGCTTGTCGTCCAGGCGGAAGGTCCCTGATTCGATGAGATCGTCCAGGGCTTTGGAAGCGCGGCTGAGGTGCTTCTTTGCCTTTCTCATTCGGTTCTGAGCCTGCTGTGAAGTCATAATCTAAGCGGTCTGTGCGGTGAGCTTGCGGGTGACGCGGTCGACCTCGTCGGGGCTCATGCCCTCGGTCAGCACGCCGACGTCGACGAGGTCCTGGATGTAGCCGGCGGGATCGTCGATGCCTTCCTCGCGGAGGGCGCGGCCCACCTGGGCGCGGGCCTCCAGCAGGGTGAGCGTGTCGGTCGGCTCCTCGGTGGCCTCGATGACGGGCGCTTCGGGATCGGCGGGGGTGTCGTCCACCTCCGGCTCGTCGCTGTCGACCAGCTGGGCGAGGTGGTCGTCGACGTCGTCCTGAATCTCCTGGCGCGGGACTTTGCCGGGGTGATTCTCGTACTCGTCGAGCGCTTCGACGTCGTAAGGCTTCAGCTCGAAGCTCTCGCCCTTGTGGTAGCCGTCAATGAGGGTGGCGTACCACTCGCCGTTGGCGGTGCGGTGGACGCGGACGCGGTGCCCGGTGGCGTAGGCCGGGGCCTCGAAGGGGACGTTGTCGACGTAGACGAGGCGCGTCTTGTCGACGGTGCGTTCCCAGGTGCGCGTGGCGAGGTCAAGGACGTCGTGGTCCACGCGGCGGGGCCAGTCGTTGAGCTTGCGGCTCCGTTCTTCGAGAGAGCGGCGGTACATCTTCCCTCGGACCTGATCGCGGAAGAAGGGGTGATCTTTGTTTGCCTCTTCGACGGTACGGACGTGCATCAGCTCGCCCAGCGTGGAGAGACGGATCGTGGTGCCTTCCCCGTGCTGACGGACCAGGCGCGTGGCCATCTTGGCCTCCCACTCCCAGAGGGTGCGAAAGGAGCGCTCAACCTTGCCCTGGGAGGTGGACGACTGCTCGGGCTTGGCGAGGATCGGCTCGATGCCCAGGGCGTCGAGGGCGGTTTGACCCTCAGTGGACTTTGCGAAGGCGCCCTGGTCGGTCTTGAGACGATCGGGCAGATGGCGCATGGGGTGGGTGTCGTCGGGGCGGTTGTAGGCCCAGCGGAGGAAGTCGACGCCAAGTATGCCACTCTCGGAGGTGGCCGGATAGTAGCGCACGAGGCGGAGCCGGCTGTACTCGTCGACCATCTGGACGACCCACGTGCGCAGCTTGACGCCGCCGTCTTTGTAGTGCAGCTCGTCGGTACTCACTTCGAGCCACCAGTCGCCGTCGCCGGTGGGCTCCAGCACCTGAAAATGATGGCTCCGGGAAAAGTCGACTTGGACCTGCTGGAGGGCGTAGTCGGCCTCGACGCGGGTGTACGGCTCCTGTGTGGTATATCCGTGCCGGTGAAGGCCCGCCTGGATGGCGCTCACGCTGTACTCGCCCGCCTCGTCGACGCCCTCCTGGATGGCGATGTCGACGGCGTCTTTGGTGGAGAGGGTGCGACCGGAGTTTTTGAGGGTAATCTTCGAGGCGTAGGTCTCTTTGATCTCGGCGATCTTGCGCACGAGCGCGTCGGGGACCTGCGCTTCTTTCGGCGACTCTTTTTGCTTTCCGAAGCGGTCTTTCAAGGCGCGGTAGAGTGTGGATTTGGAGATGTCGTAGCGGTCGGCGATCGCCTGTGTGTAGTCGCTCTTTTCGCCGTGCGGGAGCGCGTCGAGGGTCTCTTTGATCCGCCGCAGGTCGGCATTGTGAGTCCAAGATCGTGGCATCGAGAAGGGCGGCTCTGCGCAGCGGGCGGGTCTGCTGGGTGAGGGTTGCAGGTTGTAGGTTGAAGGTTGGAAGGTTGGAGGTTCAGGCGTCGACGGTGCCGGCTTTGCGGCCGGTCATCTTTTCGAGGGCGCTGATGACGTCGCTCGCCTGGCGGTTGGAGAGCGACTGGGGCACCATGCGCTCGCCGCGGACCCGCTCGATCATGCCCTTCAGGCGGCCCGAGTTGGCCGTCCAGCCGAGCTCGTTTTCCATGAGGGCGATGTAGTCGCACTGGGCCTGGGTGGCCATCCCGGCCCGGCCGGTGGCCTCGTAGCGGCCTCGCCAGTGGGGGCGATCGTGCTCCACGCGCTTCGTCTCGTCTTGCTCGGTGGGGCTCCAGCCCATCTCGCGGAAGGTCTTCAGCAGCTGCTTGCGGCCCTTGGCGTTCAGGTTGGCGCTGGAGGGGTTGCCGGGGATGCCGAGCTGGTCCATCACGCTTTCGACGACGAGGCGGTAGTGCTCGTCCGTGAGGCCGAGCTCTTTCTTGGCGATGTGGATTTTGGCGAGGTCCTTTTTGCGGCGGGTCTTTGGCATTGGCTCATTGGGCATTTTGTCATTGGCTCATTTCATCTTCGGGGCCATGTGGGGCGTCGAAACGCTCGTCGAACCTGGGATCGTAGGGGGCGCCGGTTTGCCACGATCGGGAGTGGCCGCACTGCTGGCAGGTGACGGTCACCTTGACCATCCGGGGGCCTGTGCGCTCTTCGATGCGCCTATGGTCGGAGTGGACGTAGCACCAGCGGCAGTGTCGGTACTCAGGTCTCACGTTCATGGCGTTACTGGTGGCGGTGGGTGTCTTGAAGGGCGGTGCAGATGCAGACGGCGGCGGCCCGCTGGATGCGTCGCTGAGCGGGGACGAGGCGGCCAGCCTCCGGCATCTTGTCGTGGAGGATCGCCTCCATGTATTCACGTGTCCGGAAGCACTCTCCCGCGGCGATCTCGTCGAGCAGGTGGGCCAGCACCGGCCGCCGCAGGCGGAGGTACTGGAGAGTGCCCCGGGCAAGGTCGTAGGGATTAGGGTCGTCGGCATCGAGCATCGGGGGCAGATGCCGAGCGTACTTTCGGTGGAGCGTACTTTCGGTGGAGTGTGCTTTCGGTAGGGTCCCGCAGAAACCGCGGGATCAGGAGCTGCCGTTCTGTGGGTCCGCGTTGGTTTCGGCGATCCGCTCCTGGAGGTGCTCGGGGATCTCGAAGTCGTCGTCCTCCATGGCGATCGTATCCTCGGCGGTGCGCAGCGCCTCGGCGAAGCGGCGGCGGGCGTCGGCGTGGATCGCGTTGAGCTCGCGGACGAGCTCCAGAAGCTGGTTCTTGAGACCGTCGGCGCTTTCGGTATCCAGGTCCGCCCGGAACAGGCTCTCGCGCACGTCGAAGAGGAGGTCGCGGGTGTCCTGGAGGGTCTCTTTGTTTTCCTCGTAGGTCTGGGCGGTGGGCCCGTATTGCGCCTCCAGTTCGAGGGCCTCGCGCTTTGCCTCGCGGGCGTCTTCGACCTCCTCTTCCATCGACTCTTTCTCGCTCTTGAGGCGCTTTATGGTCTCCTCCTTGCGCTGGGCCTGGGCCTGGTAGGCCTCCTTCTCGCGCTCGATCTCCTCAATCACCTCCTTCGCCTCTCTACTGGCCATTTCTTTCAGGTCGTCGAGGCTGTAGGTCTCGCCGGTCTCGGGGTCCTCCAGGACCTTTCCTTCGGCGAGGGCCTCCATGTCTTCCTCCTTCAGCTTGCTGATCTCGCGGAGCTTACTCACACCCATCGCGGCGAAGGGACGCACCTGGCCCGACTCTTCGATCTGCTCTTCGAGGGCCTCGCGGGTGGCCTCCTCCGACGCGTCCACCTCGGGGAGGAGCCCGCTGAAGCGGCGGCCAATGCGGAGGAGACGCTTTGAGTGCCGGTAGCTGAAGGGGAGCTCCGCCTGGGCAAAGGCCTTGAAGGTGCTGTGGCCCATGTCGAGGTAGTGGCGGCCCTCCTCCAGGCGGGCGAGGGCCACGGCCTGCACCATGGTGCTCATCTGGATGGCGCGCATGAGCTGCACGGCCATGCGCTGGTCTTGGGGGCTGCGGGTGACCATCTCGCCCGCCTCGGCGTCGAAGACTTCCACCATCTCGGTGGGAAGGGTGGTGCTGGAGTGTTCGGGCGCTGAGTCGCTCGTGGGGGTGAGGGCGTCGCTCATTTCGTCATTTTCTATTTTCTTATTTTCCAGTTCGTCATTTGCATCTTGCTCCCAGGGCAGGATGTGGTCGGGGTCGACGTTGGCCCGGTGCTTCTGATGCGCGTACTGGGCGGCGGTCTCGGGGGAGCCGTGCGTGTCGGTCGTTTCCATCGACTCGGGGTGCTGGCAGAACCACACGCTGCCGGTGGGGCCCTCCTTCTCCTGGAGGTACCAGCCGTCGGGCAGCGGGAAGCGAAGATCGTCGGCACGGGGGTGCTGGTCGGGGAAGTCCATTGGGTCCTGTGTCATTGGGTCATTGGGCATTGGTCTGAGGGGAAGGTTGAGTTGTGGGTGTGGGCGGGACGGGATTCGGGCCATCAGGCAGCGGTCAGTGGGTCACTTCGCGTTGGCCTGTGCGGCGGGGGCGGTCGCCTCTGAAGCCGGCACGTAGCCGAGGTCCCGCATTTTCTGGTCGCTGATCTGCTGGATGTTGGCCTGGTGGCTGGGGCCGACGATGAGGATGTAGTCCTCGATGCCGCTCTCGGCGAGGGCTTCCTCCAGGGCATCGGCCATTTTCTCGCGCTTGTCGGCGGCCTCGGCGGTGGCCGGGCCCTTGATGATTAGCACGTCGCCGGGCCGAGGCGAAAGGTGCTCCACGACGTAGCGGCCCCAGCGGAGGACGCGGTCGTCGGTGGCGTCGGGATCGCGGATCTTGGATGGGGCGGCCATGCGGATGGCGCCGGAGGGGCGCCCGTCGGCGCGGGGGTCGCTTGTGGCGGCGGCGCTTGCCTTGTCGCGGGCCTTCTGGCGGGCCGTGCGGGCGAGGTCTTTCATTGCGGTGGCGAGGTGGGTCGTCATGTCAGGACTGAGCGTGGGGGTACCGATTGGGGACGCCGCCGACCGTATCGAGACGGTCGAGTCGACGGAGGCCGCGGTGGACGGCCTGTCGGGTGCGACAAAAGCCGCGGGCGATCTGGGCTTTGCTGACGCCGAAGCGGTCGTGCCAGATGCGCCAGAGGGCCCACTCGGAGCGGCTGCCCCAGATGTCGGCGGTTCGGTTCTCGTTGCGCTCCAGCCCCCGGTCGCTGCGGACGCGGCGCACGGTGCGGCGGGAGCAGTCCATGCGCTCGGCGATGACGTCGTCGGGCAGGCCGAGGCGGACGGCTGTGGCGATTCGGTCGTGGTCGTGAGCCATGGGCTCGGGCGGGCTGATGGGACTACTGGCGGCCTTTGAGGCGGGCGATTTCGGCCTCTAGGTCGGCGATCTCGTGGCGGATGTCGTCGAGGTAGCGGAGGGCCTCGTCGGGGTTGAGCTGGTCGTAGGCGTCGTCGAGGCCGGTGGCGGCTTTCACGACGTCCATCACGTCGTCGGTGGCGTCGCCGTCGGCCTCCCCATTGCGGGCGCGGACGATGCGGTACGGGCCGTCGAGGCCGGTGTAGGCCAGGTCGGTAATGCCGTGCTCGGAGAGGTAGCGGCTGATCTTGTCTTTTTTGTCGGCGCCGAGGTTGGTGTCTTTGCCGGGGTCGAGCACATTGTAGAGGTGGCGCTTGGAGCAGCCGGCCACCTCGGCGAGCTCCTCGACTTTAAAGCCGTAGTCGTCGTTGTCGAGGAGGGACTTCAGTTTGCGTGCATAGGGTGCATTCGCGTTGAGTTGCGGCATTGGGGTGTGGGTCGTTGGTTGTGGATGCGTGTTTTGCTGAATCAGATCGACTCTCTGCCATGGACGACTTCGCGATCATTTTTCGAAGCGGCCGGGAGGTTCGCGTTTCTGTCGCAGACTTTGAAGCCGACCGTGAGGCCGATCAGCTTCGCCTTTTCGACGACGAGGGCAAGGAAGGAAAGACTCACATTTGCCTTTCCGCTGTAGCCGCAATCATTCCTTTAGCGGATCATACGTCTGACCGTCAGGGTCCGAGCGCCCAACCAGGCGACTGAAGGCCTCGACATCCCTGTGGTGAGACGAGGTTAATGGAGAGTCCCGGTTTTCAAGAAGTACGATGACTTCCGTCTCGTCTCCCAGTTTTAAAAACTCGATGCTCTCGATTCGGTCGGTGCGGACGAAAAGGTTCTGTCCGCCGGTGAATAGACATTTGGTGTTGAGGTCCATGGGGCTGGGGGGTGGGGTCGAAGGCCGCGAGCGTGGGGTGTTCTTTGACATTTGCGTCAGGCGGCGACGGGCGGGCCGGTAGGAGGCGGCTCCTCCTCCAGGCGCCGGAAAAACGTGTCCAGCTGCTCGCGGATGAAGGTGTCAATCTCCCGCTCCAGGCGGGCGCTGGTGTCCTGGCCGGAGAGGACGCCCCAGAGGACCGACGTGCTCACGTCGTGGTCGCGGGCGAAGTCCGTGGCGGTGTAGCGCTCGCCCTCGTCGCTCTTCACGGCCAGGGCGATGCGGAACAGGGTTCGCTTTTCCATGGGAGACCTGTATGTTGTGTCTGCCGGGTGCTCGGCTTGTCACTGTGAGGTACTACCTTAGAAAACAGACTGAGACTGTAAATGTCAAGCCCTAATACAGACGAAAAGAGCACTGCAGACAGACTGAAGGAGATCAGAACCAGAAACGGTCTCACTCAGGACGATATGGCACAGGCTGTAGGTGTAAAACAACAGACCTGGGGAGGATACGAGCGGGGGGAATCGAATCCCTCTGTTGAGGTTCTGAAGTCCATCTCAGAGGGGTTCGATGTTAGCGTAGACTGGATTCTGACTGGCGTGGCTCCAACCGTATCTGCAAACCAGAAAGCTGGACGTATAGAAAGAAGTGAGCCCGCCCAAATCGACGTCCCCATTTATGCCGCACGGCTCGGGGCTGGGGCTGCCGGGTACGGAGAGGACCGAATCGTGGCCTACGGCACCTTTCTGGAGGGATGGCTGCGGAACGTGGCCCACATCGATCCGGAGCAGGCTTTCATCTGTGAGGTGCGCGGGCGCAGTATGGAGGACCTGCTTGAGGACCGTGATTTAGTGCTGGGGGAGCGAAAGGACGTGGTGGACCGGCAGGAGGACATCTATGCCCTGGAGCTGAATGGGCACCTGTACGTGAAGTACGTACTGGAACTAAGCGACCGATACGAGCTTCGGAGCGAGAACCCCGCCTTTGATCCGCGGGAAGTGACTGCGGAAGACGACTTCCGAATAATCGGGCGGGTCGTGCGTCGCATCGTCCGATAATATTCACAGAATCACAACAGAAAGGGACATCGTGTCCCTTTTAGTTTAGAAATTGTGAAGATGCTTCCTCAATAAGACACTTCAGATATGAGTATTGACGAAACTACGATTTGGGAAGGCGGTCCTTCCCACCGGGCGCATGGAATTACCTACGCCGCAGGGGTGGTCTTCTCGTTCGTGGTGATCCCAGCCATCATTGCGCTGAAGCGCGCGCTATCGGTGTATGGCACGGAGTACACCGTGACTGATGAGCGCATCTTGGTAAAGGAGGGGCTCCTCTCGACGAAAGAGGAGCAGCTGGAGCTGTACCGGGTGAAGGACATCCGGCGCGAGCAGCCGTTTTTGCTTGGGCTACATGACCTGGTGAACCTTGAGGTCATTACGTCGGACCCGAGCCACCCGTCACTCACGCTGGAGGCCGTGCCGGGTGACATCGACCTGCGGGATCGCATCCGGGAGGCGGTGGAGATGCGTCGGGACGAGAAGGGGGTGAAGGAGGTGGACTATCACTAAATGAGTCAGCGATAGCCATGGACCACGTCTACGGCACGACGTCAGAGTTCAGCCCGAGCGGCTTGAAATACCTCCGTGATTGCCAACATGTCTTGCAGGACGAAGTGAAGGCTGCCGTGGAGCGCCGCAAGATTCATCGCTGTGCGTACTTTGAGGGTTTGAGGCGATGGGTTCGCACCATTACTCTGTCCTTGCAGACCTCTTCCGAGCACCTTCAAAACGTGCTCAACAAACCGCAGGTATGGGCGCCTGGGCAGATGGATGGGTTGGGCAGCCTGGTGGCTGAGGATTCCGACTTGTTCGAGTACGCAGAAGCATTGGATGGACTGTTTCAGGAATACCGGTCGGGCTTTATTTCTCTGTCGGAGCGACGGGATGAGGTATGGCACTCGGATGAGTTTATCCATGCCCAGGTTGACCCTGACGAAAACAGCGGTGAGCGCCTCCGACGGTTGTGTTTGGAGGATGACGATTTTCGTGAGGTGTATCAGCGGCTCGTTGATACTAGCATCTCAGAGTCGATCCACGAAATCGCTCACTCCACACTTGACGTGACGTTGGTCTTGGTCGATTGATGCCTATATCCGCCGCGAGAGCGGACGCGGGGTGCGGTGGGTGATGTGGTCACGTTGAGGGTCGGATCGCCTCTCGGACGGCCTCGGACAGGTTTGCGGGCCGATCTGTGGTGCCTTTAGGACGCCCACTGCTCCACGCGGAAGCTAAGGACGTAAATGGCGTAGGTGGCGGTGATTTTAAGGGCTCTCGCGCGGAGGCCCTCCTCTACGTCGAGCTGGTAGGTAGACGTGTCGTCAGCCCAGGTGTGGCCCATCTGGTCCGTGTCGGTGAGGCGGCGGGCGAGCTCTTCGGCGAGGGAGAGACCGCCGCCCTCCTGGGCCTGCTGGCCGGGGTTTCGGTAGGCGACGAGCACGTCCTGGTCGTGGCGGGTGCGCCCGGCGTAGTCGCTGTCCTTGGCGACCACCAGGGCGGCGGGCATGGTGACGGTCATCTTGGAGGCGTCGTCGGCCTCGCCGCCGTAGCGGGCGACCGTGTCGAAGAGGCCGGTGTCCTGGATGCGGGCGACGGTGGCGTCCTGGGCGGTCTTGGGCATTGGGTCATTGAGTTAATTTTTCAGTGGGTCATTTTTTTCATTGGGCATTGAGGGTGTGCCCTTGAGAGTGCCCGTGGGCAGGCGGCTCGGGATTACGGTGCGGGGTGGCGGGAGGTGCGGTCGTCGTCGCCGAACCACTCGTCGAACTTGCGCTCTTTGGCGCTTATGCGGAAGCGGTCGCCCTCGGAGTCGTCGGGGTCCGGCAGCGGCAGCTCGCCGGCCCGGTAGCGCTCGATCGTGTCGAGAGTATCCTCGTAGTCCTGCACGATCTGGGGCGTGCGGCGGAAGTCCGTGTCGCCGTGCAGGAAGTCGAAGGCGTTCTTCTTGACGATGTGGAGCAGGTGTCGCCGCAGGGCGTCGGTAATGGTGGCCTCGGTGATGTCGGGGAGCAGCTCCTGGAACTCGGTCTCGGCGTCCTCGATGGCGAGATCGAGCGCCTCGTCGGGGGTAAGGTCCTCGTGGGCCGAGCAGTAGGTCTCCCAGTCGGGCCACCGGTCCTTAACGTGCTGGGGCGTGATGAGGGACATGGTGGTTGTAGGTTGGAAGGTTGAAGGTTTAAGGTTCGCGCTCGGACGTGGGGCTTACGTAAGGTCGGCGAGGTCGAGGGCGTCAGTGAAGTGGTCGTCGATAATCTCGCTGATGGCCTCCTGGTCCTCCTCGTTGAGGCCGAAGAAGTCGTAGGTTACCCCGCTTGTGCCGATGCCCTTCTCGGTAATGTAGGAAGCGATCTCGGCCTTCTCTTCGTCGTCGAAGTAGAGGGTGACGCCGTCGAGGTCGCTGGCGACATCGTAGGTCATCACTTTCTGACTCAGCATCCCGTCGTAGAGGGAAAACTCCAGGTTGATCGGGCTTGCGTCCAGGCCTTTTTCTTGTCGTCTACGGGCATGTGAAGCGCTATAGTCGCCGATTTTCTCGTCGGCTGGGGAGTCGAATTTCGAGCCAGACACGGAGCGGCCCTCGCGGGTGCGATCACGTATTCGTTTCTCGGCGGCGAGCCCGAGCTCGTTGAGCATCTCCTGGTTGCGCAGGGCATCGGCGAAGGCGCGGAGGTCTTTCTGTAGGTCGTCGAGGTCACTCATTGGTCATTTCCGCATTGGATCATTGGGGTTAGTGGAAGGAGCCGGTCCAGGCGGGGCGGGTCCAGTCGCGCTCTTCGACGCTGCTCATGCCCTGGGCGCCGTGGCGGGCGTCCGCCTGGTAGCGCCAGATGAGCAGGTGGGCGGCGGCGAGGGCGTCGAGGACGTCGTCCGATTCGTTGGGGTAGCCTTTGTACTCGGCCTTGAAGGTGTCCCAGTCGTTGGTGCCTTTCAGGCGCTCGTCGTAGGCGAGGGTGGTGGTCTGGTGCGGGTGGACGAGCGTGAGGATGCGGCTCTCCTTGTCGGCGGCCCGAAACCGCGTCTCCAGGTCGGCCGCCTGATACAGCATGATGGGGAGGCCGTGGCCGGTGTCCTTCTTCCAGTCGTCGTAGTAGGGCTGGGCGTCGGACCACTGGGCAAAGTCGTCTTCCCAGTAGACCAGCCGGTGCTGAGGCATTCGCTGAATCCGCTCCCAGAGGTAGTCGAAGAAGATCGGGTAGGGCTCCTTGCGCCCGTAGAGGTCGAGGACGACGGCCTCGCTCGTGCTGGTGATGCCGATGCTGGTGCAGCCCTTGTAGCACGCGGCGGGGCTTTGCCCTTCGGCCGGGTCGACGGTGGTGATGCTGGCTTCGATCGTGACGAGGTTCACGTTGAGCGTGGCGAGCCAATCCGGGTCGAAGACATCGCCGATCTCTACCGGGTCGTCGAGGTACTGGGCGGTCCAGACGTCGTGGGGGATCTCCTTTTTCATCTGCTCGACCTCTTCTTCGCCGTAAACCTCGGGCCAGGCTGGCTCCTCGGTCTCCGGGTCCACGATCGGGAAGGAGTAGTGGCCCTCGGGGTACTCCTCCTCCAGCTTACAGATCGGGCTATCCGAGTTGATCTTGTTGCCGAGCACGACGCAGAGGCCGTCGTCCTCCAGCTGGCCCCACATCTCGTCGACCACGAACTCGTAGACGCGCCGGTTGTCGAGCTCGGAGCGGACCGACTCCTTGTCGTACAGGTCGTCGCCGATGAGGATGCCAAAGCGGTCGAACGAGTCGTCGACGTAGTTGCGCAGGCCGGTGCTCACCGAGCCGGCGACGAGGTGCACGTGATTGAGGATGCGGTAGGCCCCGCCGTTGGATTGCGCCTCGATCTGATAGTCGTAGCAGAGCAGCTCGTTGGAGAGGATGAGCCGCGCAAGGGAGGCGAGGCGCTGCTCAGCGTTGTCGAGCGTGCGCAGGACGACGCCCACCATGCCGGGCCGCTGCTCGGCGACGCGCCGGATGACGTGGACGACGTAGGTGAGGGCGCTTTTTCCGGCCTTGCGGAAGCCGGAGATGCTGTGCTTGCCCTCCTCCAGCGAGGCGATGTGGTGGTGCAGGTCCGACCAGGGGGCCTCGAAGATCTCCGGGTAGTAAAGCTTCGCGAAGCGGAGATTCGCCTCGGTCTCCGTGGGGGCCTCGCGGACGTGGGCCAGGCGCTCCTGGCGCCGGTCGGGTGTGAGACGGGTGTCGCCGTGCTGGTGCTCCAGTTCGGCGAGCATGCCCTCGAAGGTGTCGTCGCGCCGGTCGAGGTCCGATCGGGTCGGCATTTTTCAGTTCCTCATTTTTGCATCAATCACTGCGCCTGGCCGAGGTGCACGGGCGTCCCGTCATTCTCGGGTGCGGTTCTCCTTGAGCAGGCGGTCGCGGAGGTCGTTTTTGAAGTCGCGGATGGCGTGGATGAGCTCTTGAGAGAGGGCGCCCTTGGCGTTGGCCTGGAGGTAGGCCATAAGCTCCTCGAGGGTCTCGTACATCATGGAGACCCGCATCTTGGGCTCGACCAGCTTTCGGATGCTGCGGGCGTACTTCGCGACGGCGTCGGCCTTCTTGGAGCCGGCGGGCATCTCCTCCATCAGCTGCATGAGGTCGCGGTGCATCTCCCGCGCCATGGCAGCGGGGGAGGTATCGGTCATGAGGCTCTGGGCGTACTCGGTGCGCAGCTGGTCCCAGGGCTTGTCGGCGAGGCGGCCGCCCTTGATCCAGGTGCGGATGGTGCTGGCGGCGGGCTCCCCGCCCATCACGTCGGACGCCTGCGTGGCAGTCTTACCCTTCTGCACGATGAGGCGCTTCGCCTCCAGCACAGTCTCGTCGTCGTAGGCCATGAGGGTCGGGAGTGGGTGCGTGGGGTCAATCGAGAAGGGCGCTGGTGGGGGTGCTTTCCTTTTGGAAGGGGCCCTCGTCCTGGTTCACGTGCAGGCCCAGCTTGCGATACTCCTCGGCCTGGATGGGCACGCCGTGGCGCCAGGCCATGTCGACGATGTCGGCGTGCTCCTTCTTGGAGACGGGCGGGCTTTTGTCGAGCTCGAAGCGCGGGTAGCGGCCGTCGCCGAAGTTGCGCTGTCCGACCAACTGGATGAGCTCGTTCACCAGCGGGTCGAGGTAGTGCATGTCGTCCCGCGCGTAGTCGAAGCGCACCTCGTAGCTGGTCTGCACGCCGCCGACGTTCACGGAGCCGCTGTCTTCCACCGCGTTGGCGTGGCCGAGCAGGTGGATGGCGATGCCCTTGTCGGCCTGCTCGGTAAAGGACCGATGGTCGCCGGTGGAGCGTCCAGTCTCGTGGATCTCAAGGTCGGTGCCCTGCGGGGCGGTGCCGCGCGAGGAGCTGCCGAGCTGCTGGACGCCCTCCTCCACCTGGTCGACGAACTCCGAGTCGGCCTCGGGGGGGTACTTCCCCAGGATGAAGGGCTCCCCGAAGGTTTCCAGGAAGGCAGCCCAGGACTCCAGCCCAAAGTTTTTGAGGATGTAGTCCCGCAGGACCGGGAGCATCAGGGGCCTGTCGCGGGCCTCAGCGACGAGAGCGGTGTCGGGGATCTCGCGCTCCGCCCTGTCACCGTCGATCACGATCTCGCCGCGGGGGTCGTCGCCCGCCCGCTTGAAATGTCGGTGGTCAAAGTCGCGGAAGCGGGTGGGCACCTGGCGGCCGTCCTCGACGGTCCATTCGAAGTCCACCACCGAGAAGCCGTAGAGGCGGCTCTCGAAGAGCGCCTCCAAGAGGTCGCGCAGGCGAAGTCGCTGGAGGAGCCCGGAAAAGAAGTCGCGGCGGGTCTGGTCGCGCTCCTCGTCCTCGTAGGCGGTGAGGGTCCACCGCCGCTTGAAGCCGCTGCGGCGCCCGCCGAGGCACCCGCTGACGTGGGTGTCGAGGGCGGCCTCCTTCATCATGGCGATCAGGCGCTGGGGGCGACCGTGCTCCCACTCGCGCTTGGCCTTTTTGTAGCCCTCGGGTGAGAAGCGGACGCGGGGACGGTAGCTGCGATCGGGGACGTCGAGCATCGAGCGGCGGCGGGTGTTGAGCAGGCGCTGTGGCCCCATGATATGCGGGCGGGGGCAGGGCTTTCAGCGCTCGGTCTACGCATGTGGTAGTAGATACCACATCTGTAGGGCGGGGCCTGGACACATCCGGCGTTTTGACGTATGGTGCGATCCCACGACGCGACGCTTCGGACGGCTCCTTTGCCGATGGGCTTCCTTGATGCCATTCAAGATCTCTTCCGAAACCGTGACGGCACGCCGACTCCTCCCGACGGCGCTTATCGCAATGCTGTGTCTTTGCCTGGGGACCTCGATGATGCCCCAGACTGGATTCGCGTCGTCCCTATCGGGGACTTCCCAAATCACCCTGATGGCGCCCACGAAGTCACTAGTGAGCACATCGACCAAATGGTCGAGAACTTCGACCGGAAAGACGTCGACCTACTCTTTGATGTCGATCACGAGAGCCTCGTGGGTAACACGCGGGCCGCTGCTTGGGGAATGGAACTGGAGGCGCGTGACGACGGCCTCTATGCGCGGTTTCCGAATTTCACTCCGTACGGCGAGGAGCTGGTCACAAATCAGGAATACCGCTATCTCAGCCCTGTCTACGCGCTCGACGTCACCGACAAGCAAGGGGAGCAAGTGGGGGCCAGGCTCTTCAGTGTGGCGATTACCAATACCCCCTACTTCGACGCCGGCGAGATCGACGCGATCAACGCCAGCGATTCCGCCCAAGACTCACACCCTTCCGCGACCCCCGACACCGATTCCGACAGCATCATGGACCGCGACACGCTGATTGACCTGCTGGGCCTTGGCGAAGACGCCACCGACGAGGAGATCGAGGACGCCCTCGCCGACCTGCGTAAGGCGAAAGAGGTGCTCGAAGGCGAGGTGGCACAGGAGGACGCCGACGGAGAGGCCACCCCGGATGGCGAGGCTGAGACTGAAAACGACCCCCACGGCGACGAGGAGGAGCTGGAGGAGGTTGTGAACAGCCTCCGCACGGAGATCAACGAGCTCAAGAAGGAGCGCGAGGAAGACCGCGCCGAGCAGCTGGTGAACTCCGCAATCGACGCCGGCAAGATTGCCCCTTCGCAGGAAGACATTTATCTGAGCGCCGCCCGCGCCGACTACGAGGGCACAAAGGAGAAGCTGGAGGCGATGGAGGAGGGCGCTGCCATGCCGTCGAGCGTCGACCCGTCCGCCGCCGGGGACAACGACGGCCGCGACGACCTCATCGCCAACACCGCCGCGCAGGTGAAGGCCGAGCGCGGCGTGTAGCCCCCCTGCACAGCAGCACGATACGCCCCGCCCGGCTGCATCGCACACGCACCGACCCCACCCTTTTTCCACTATGCCGACGATCCAGCAGCTTTCCGCGAGCGACGCCCGCACCACCCTGGTGCTCGACAACTTCATCGGGGCGGCGCCCATCATCGCCGACCTCAACGCCGAGGACGCCTTCTATACCCGCGAGGGGGACAGCGACCGGGTGCGCGAAGGCCGCGACGCCGACTCCGGGGGCATCTTCCGGGGGGTGAATACTGACAATAACCCTTCGGCCGCGAACGTGAGCTACGTCAGCGGAAACAAGAAGATCGTCTCCTTCACGGCATCGGTCGATAAGATCAACGAGCAGCGGGGCAACGACATCGACTCCGAACTGTCCTACGAGACCGGCGCGAAGGCCGAAGACGCCGGCTATCGGTTCCAGAGGGCGATGTTTGAGGGGGATTCGGGCACCAACGCCGACGAGATCGACGGCTTTCGCGCCCAGGCGAGTGGCGACCAGATCGAGGAGCCCGACGACAAGCTGGTGGTGCCCCTCGGCGGCGACAGCCAGAAGCAGGCGCAGCAGGAGTTTATGGAGTACTTCATGAACTGGATGGACTCGATCCCCGGCGGGGCCGACTACGTCTATGTGAACGGCAAGCTGCGCACCCGCCTACTGCTGGTGGCGAAGAACCTGGGCTTCTACCGGCAGAGCAAGGACGCCCTCGGGAACGAAATCGAGATGATCGGCGACGTGGCGATCCAGTCCGCCGGCTGGGGGCCAGATCGGAACCGGCTGCTCCCCTTCACCGAGTCCTTCACCGATTCAAACAACACCACGCACGACGACACGTCGAGCGCATTTGCAGCGCGCTACGGCACGCGCCGGCAGACGACCATGCTGACCTCGCAGGGCGGATGCATGGTCGACTTTGACGGCAACTACGGGTCGAACCACATCGCGCACCACGTCAACATGGACACGGCGCCGATCGTGCAGGAGCCCGAGGCGCTTCAGCAGCTGCGCGGCCTGGGGCTCTCGGCGTAGGGCGGTAATCGACCTCCGGGCGGAGGCTCCCACCGAGAGGTGGGGCTCCGCCTGCCTTTTAAAAACCACCACCCCTTATCACCATGGCCGACGCAGAGACTGTCACCGTCAAGGCCCCGGTTTCCAACTTCGAGGGCACCCGCGCCGGCGTGGTTTTCCGCGACGGCGAAGGTGAGGCGACCGAGGAGCAGGCCCGCCGCCTTGCCGCCCGCGGCTACGAGGTGCCCGCCTTCGAGGAGGACGAGGACACGATCGAGGGGCTGAGCGACATCAACGGCGTCGGCTCGGCCCGCGCGGAGGCGCTGGGCAAGCTGGGGATCGACACGCCCGCCGCTCTGGCCGAGGCTGACGTTGCGGATGTCGCCGACGCCCTCGATAGGGTCAACGCCGAGACCGTGGAGGACTGGCAGGCGCAGGCGTAAGTGCCTGCCGGACGCTCTCTCTCACCCCATCCCACACCGCCGTGCATTGGATCATGGAAACGATTGCCCGCACGCGAGAGATCATGCCGGACAGCACCCTCAGCAAGGGGGCGTCTGCGCTCGCGGCGAGCCTGCTGATGGTAGAGCCAGAGCTGGTGTGGGGGTTGGTCGCTGTGATCCTGCTCAATGCCGTCGCGAGTTTATGGTACGCCATCCGCACCGACGATCGCACCGCGCTGACGGTGGTGCGGTGGCTCATCCTGCGTGTGGGCGTGTACCTCCTGGTGATGCCAAGCGTGCTCATCCTGAGCACGATCGTGGGCGTGGACCTGCTCCAGCGGATCGCCTTCGGCGCCGCGGCCGGGTGGGAGGTGGCGGTGACGCTGGGCCTCGGCGCCCGGCTCTCGCCTCGCTTCCGGCCGATCTACGAGACAGTGGTGCAGGCGATTGACGAGCACACGCCCGCCGACCTGACCGAGGACGACGTGACCGACGCCATCGACCGCGAGGACTCCGATGCGTAGCACTCTCTTTTGCCTTTTGGCTTTGGCCCTCCTAGGCTGCTCGTCGACGGAGCGGGCGACCGTGACGGTGGACGAGCCCAGTGCCCTGACGCCCGCGCCGCCGGAGACGACGCGCCTCATCGAGGCGCCGCCCGCCGAGCTGCGGGGCACACCCACCGAGGCACTCGCGGTGGAGACCTACGACACGCCTGACACGACCTCCGAGACCGAGCCGGTGCGCCAGGTGACGGCCACCGACAGCACGCTGACCGTGGATACTCCTTCCCGCTCTGAGACGTATCGCCTGCCTGCCCTCGGCGAGACGCTTCACCTTGTCCCCGAAGACACGGGCTGGGGCGGCGCGGTGGAGGGGACCCAGCGGCCCCGCACGGCCGACGTGGAGGTGCCGGACCCCGACGGATGGAGCGCCCAGACATGGGTGCTCGTGAGTGGCGGTTTTGTGCTCGCGAGCCTCGGCCTTATCGCCCTCATCAAGATCCTGTAGTACAGCGCTCACGCCCATGGACATCCAGGAAATGGAGTATTACCGGCTTCAGGAGCCCGAGTGGGCAGATACGCACGGGCAGGGCGACCCGCCTGACTGCCTCACGGTCGTCCGTGACGGGACGGAGTACTGCCTCCCGTGGGGCCTGGAGGTGCGCGCCTCTACGCAGTGTGATCCCGAGAACAAGGTCGCCAACCTCGACCACGACCCGCCGCTCGTGCGGGTGCGCATCCTAGAAGACATTTCCGATCAACTCGAACACGTTCCCAGCAGCTAACAACTTATGCCTGAGCCAACGACCAGATTTTCCGGCATCAAGAGCGCCCGCTACCGTCCTGCCGGCGATACCGATTGGAACAATGAGACGGACCTCGGGGACCTGCACGACGACTCCCAGGTCGAGTACGAGCTGCCGGAGGACGACCAGACGACCCTGGGAGAAAGCCCCTATGCGGGGCAGTTCAAAAACGTCACGGTCAAGTCGTTCAAGATGAGCGCTTACTCCAGCCTCTACGTCGACTACAAGGCCGATGATCGCATCGACCTGGAGCTGACGCTCATGGAGGGGGAGACGGTTTTGATCGAGGACGTGCTGCCCCGCGTCATGAAAGACACCCGTGAGGGCGGCGCCGGCGGGCGAAATACGTTCACCTTGGAGCCGACGAAGTTCAGCCTGTAGGACCCGCTCGTTGAACGTATCACGTTGCACGTTGCACGCTTATGTCGATCTCAGGGCTTCGCAAAGCCAGCTGGTACAATCCCGATGACGGGACGGTCGTGCAGGCGAACAACATCGCCGAAGACGGGGAGTTCTACACCCGCGCGATCGAGGACCCGGACGACCAGACACCGACCGGGGAGAGTCCCTACGCCGGAGACGAGAGCTACTGTGAGCTCATGGTCTTCGACATGAGCCTGCTGCCCCAGCTGAAGGCCTGGCAGGAAAGCGACACGCGCATCTCGATGGTCGCGGCAGGCGTGCAGCAGAACATCCAGTGGTACGAGCGCGATCTGGTAAACGTGAAGCCTGTTTACCCGCTGGCGGCGGGACGGCGGAATCACATCAACGTCGTGATGGAGCGGATTGGGCACGGGGCGCACGACATCTACGGCCATGTGAACTTGCTGGCGCACCTGGGGACGACGGCCGATCCGTGGGTGGATGAGGATGGGGATGGATCAGCTGAAGGATATGGAGTTTACTCTGCCACTAATCTACAATTTTCGAGTAATACGCAGCAATTTGATACGTTATCAGATGGTTCCGATTTAATTATTCAAGTTAACGAAAACCTCCAGTTTCCCATCGAGGGGCAAGAGGTGACCTTTAGTGCCGAGCACACGTCTGTACATCCCTCTGAGACAAATAATATTTACCTCCGTCAAGATTCTTTCGGCTTTTCCACTTTGCATAGTAAAGAGAAAAGCTTTATCAGCACAGGCCGACATCTTTTGCAGTTGAAAACCAAGTCCAACATGTTTTATTTCTCCATTATCCGCCCAATGTATGTATTACAATCAAACAGCGAAGAAACCGTTAAGTTGAAATTTCCCGTCCTCCGCGTCGACGGCTCCGAAAAGTACGTGAGCTACTAAGCCCCGCCCCGACCGATGACTGTTCAGCTACCGCTCCATGCAGTTTCACTTCGAGTGGACCTCCGACGGGACGACCCGAGACTACCTCACCGACGCGGTGCAGGTGACCCCCGAGCTGGACGGGGACGAGTACACGTACGCTGACTGGAGCACCGACTTTGAGCTCCGCCGGCTGCGCCTGCTGATCGAGATCACGTCACTGCTGGAGGAGACGACGGGCAGCCCTCGCAACGCGACTGAGATCTGGACCGACCTCATCCGCGGCACCGAAATTACCTTCCACCCGGAGCCAGCGCGAAACGACATCACGATCCCTGTGGTGCCGGACCTTACGCATCAGCACACCCTGATGGCCACCCGCCTCGGCCGCCTCCAGCAGACCCGTACCCTAAAGCTGAAGAGCGAGGAGTGGTACAAGCCCTCCAAAGCTTTCGAGGCCTTCGGCGACTTCATCCCCTACGACCGCTAATACAAGCGCTAAGCGACAGCTTCTCCCGCCCCGCCCGCCATGCCCGAAACGCCCACCCAGTACAGCCCCGTCGTCGGCTCCGAGCAGCAGTACAGCCTGGCCCCCCGCAGCGCCAAGAACGTCCGTGCGCTGCGGGAGCTGCAGGTACAGGCCTCCTTCTACAGCGACCGGGAGCGCTACGAGCTAATGAAGGAGATGCTCTGGACCGATCGCTACGAGGAAAAAGAGCGTGAGACGGAGGAGGGCACGGAGATCGCGACGTTCGAGATCGACGACCCTGAGCTGAGCAGCTTGGACTTCCTCGACCGCGTGGCGGAGCTCCTCTTCCCGCGCGCGGAGTTTGAGGCGGACATGAGCAACGTCGACTACGAGGTCATCCAGGAGGCGCTCGCGGATTTTACGAGTCGTTTCGAGCGGCAGAGCGGCGGGCTCGCCGCCTAATTGAGCTCGGAGAGGTCCTCCCGGAGCCCTCTCACCGCGCCTATCCGGACCGGTTCCCCGAGAAAGGGGACTACGAGCGGGCCAAGGAGCGCGGCGTAGAGGAGGTACTCGGACAGGTGTGGGAGTGGGAGGCCCGCTGCATGATCGCCGCTACCGACGCGGAGGACTACTTGGCCCTGCTGGAGGCGCCGCTTCGGGACGTGGCCCTCGCCACCCTTCGCCGTGACATCGACACCCCCTAGCCACATCGCCAGCCCGTCGCGCCATCGATAGCCCTTAGCCGTTCTACGAGGCCGCCATGGCCCGTACCGTCACCGTCAACATCGACATCAGTGCCGACGCGTCCGAGGTCAGAGACGCGCAGGGGGAGGTGACCGAGCTGCGCGACCGGACCGTCGACACCGAGAACACCGCCAGCTCGTCGTTTAAGGGCATGGGCCAGGCCGCGGCCGTGGGGCTGGGCACCATCGCTGCGGACGCGATCGGAGCGGCGGTGGGCAAGCTGAAGCAGATGGCCTCGCAAGCCATTCAGACGGGCGCAAAGTTTGAGCAGTCGATCGCGGACCTGGAGGCGATCACCGGGCTCGGCGAGAGGAAGCTGGGCCAACTGAGCCAGGCGGCTCGCGAGAACGCGGTCGTGACCGGCCGCAGCGCTGAGGAGCAAGTGAAGACGTACAAGCTGCTGGCCTCCAACATCCAGGGTAGCGCCGGCCGCTCGGTGGACAGCCTGAAGAAAATGGGCAAGGAGGTGGTAACGCTGGCCCAGGCCTCGGGCGAGAACCTGGAGACGGCGACCAACACGGTCGCCTCCACGATCAACCAGTTCAACCTGGAGGCCTCCGAAAGCGAGCGAGTGGTGAACACGCTGGCGGCCGGGGCCAAAGAGGGGGCGGCCGAGGTGGGCGACCTGTCCCAGAGCCTCAAGAATGTAGGCACCACAGCCGAAGGGGCGGACGTGAGCCTGGAGGAGACCACCGGCGCGATCGAAGTGCTGGCGCAAAACGGGCTGAAAGGGGCCGAAAGCGGCACGCAGCTGCGCAACGTGATGACGATCCTGCAGACCGAAAGCGAAAAGCTCGCCGAGCACGGGATCAAGGAGGTCAACCTGGCCCAGGACGGCCTCACGAAGACGCTGGAGAAGCTGCGCCCGCTTCTGTCTGACGCGAGCGCCCGGACCGAGATCTTCGGCCGCGAGAACCAAAACGCCGCGCAGGTGCTAATCGAGAACGCCGAGAGCGTCGGGCAAATGACCGAGGCGGTGACCGATACCGCCACGGCCCAAGAGCAGGCGACCGCGCAAATGGACACGTTTCAGGGGCTCACGAAGAAGCTGAACGAGGCACTGGACAACCTGAAGATCGCGCTTTTCAACGCGTTCGACGAGGAGCTGAAGGCCCTCATCCGCGAGTCGATCGAGCAGGTCCAGGCCTTCAAGGACGAGGTCGTCACCTTCTTCCGGATCATCGTGGAGACGGCCGGGCCAGCGTTGGGGATGATCGAGGAGACCTTCAAGACCGTCTTCGGCAATATCGGCGACATCCTGTTCAACGTGGTCACGAGCATCCCTGAATTGTTCAGTAATGCTCTCGACCTGGCGGGAGAAAACTTTCAGAGCTTTCTCGACTTTCTTGGGCGGCAAGTTGACCTGATCAAGGAGCAGTTCACCGCCGTCAAGAACATCATCGCGGGGGCCTTCACCCTCGATCGGGAGCAATTCAAGAAGGGTCTTGACCAGATGGTGGACGTGGCCGCCCAGTCGGCCGAAAGCTACGTTCAGCTGGGCAAGGACCTAGGCAGCAACTTCGCCTCGGCCTTCAAGGACCAGGCGGAGGTGATCTTTGAGGGCGTTAACACGACGCCGATTCAGGAGCAGGTGGACTCTTTTATCGAGTCGATGAACCGTGCTCAGCAGGCCGGAATGGGCGGCGGGGGGCTGCCGGAACAGCCGGAGCAGCAGGGCAAGCCTGCCCGCGTAATGGAGATCGAGCAGATCAAGGCCGCCGAGCAGAGCCTCACCGAGACCGTGAAGAACGCGACTCTTCAGCGCGGTCAGTTTACGAAGAAGCAGATCCAGGCGGCTAAGAGGGCCGCAGAGGCCGAACAGGCGGCATCTCAAAGGACGCAGGATGCGAAAGAGGGCGAGATGAAGGCCCAGGAGAAGGCCCTTTCGAGCCAGATACAAGCCACTGGGAGGCAGGTCGAGAGCGCCGAGGGGGCCGCAAAGGCTGTAGTCGCGAGCATCAAGAAGCAGGTGATGGCAAAGATCGCCAACACGATTGCCAGCTCTGTGAGCGCCCTTGGGCCGGCAGCTCCGGTCTTAGGGACGGCGGTGGGTGCGGCGGTCGCCGCGGTGTTCAACAGCCTACTGAGCGGTCTTATTCCGGGCTTTCGTGAGGGGGGCGAGGTGCAAGGGTCGGGTGGCCCTCGGGACGATGAGGTGCTGATCCGCGCCTCCGACACCGAATACGTGATCAACGCGGAGAGCGCCCAGGCGGCGCCCGACCTGGTGCGGCGCATCAACGAGGCTCCCTGGCAGGCCGCCGCCCTGGAGCGTGCCGTCTCCGGCGAGCCCGCGGTCGTAGAGCGCGAGAATCTGGTGCGCTCGCCCTCGCGGACCGTTCAGACGTCCAATACAGTGGAGCGCAGTCGCACCGTGGAGCGCAGCCGCACCGTGCACCGCGATCGGGCGCTGGAGCCCCCCATGATCGTCGAAGCCGGGAGCGGCATGGGCGGCGCTCGGCCGATCGTGGACCGTCGCGAGACCGTGCGGGAGGGCGAAGAGCGCGTCGAGCGTCGTCAGAGGGAAAGCCAAACCGAGGTGCGTACCAGGGAGACAGACCGCCGCCACCGAGAGGATCGCCGCGAGACCGTGCGTGGCACAGAGCGTGTCGGACCGCGAGAGCAGGTGCGCCCGGTGCCGGCAACCGTGGATGATCGCGGCCGGCATCAGGCCGTGGTCCAACGCGGCAGTGAGTCGGTGCTGATCCGTGAGGACATGCGCCGCGAGCGCCTCCTGGAAGGGGCCGATCGGGAGCTCGTCCGTGAGGCCACGCGGCAGAGCCTCACCAACCGCGAGGTGGTCGATCGTCGTCGCGAACGGGCGCTGCGCCGCTTCGACAGCTCGATCCGCGTCACTGATCGCACCGACCACGTCAGGCGCGACCGATCCGCCGAGCGTCATCAACGCCACCGTACTGAGTCGCGTCGCCGCGAGACGGTGCGGAAGGGCGGCGAGCGGGTCGAGCAAGAGCGTGCACGGACTGATCCCGTCCACGCGCGTCCGCCCGACCCCACGCAGGAGGCGTCGCAGGAAGTGTCCACCCTGGCGGACGCTGGCCGCCGTGTGGTCGTGCAGGCTGGTCCGCAGCCGGCCCGTCCCGAGGCCTCCTCTACGGAGGAAACCTCCGCAGACATCGAAGCCTTGCCAGTTGACAGGCGGCACGTCGTGCAGCGTAATCGCCGCGTGGTGACGACCGAGCCGGCGACGGCCGAGCCGCGCCGTCAGCACCGTGCGCCATTACAGCCGGCCGGCGCGCACAACATGAGCGAGGTGCAACAGCAACTCACGGCGCTGGAGGGCGCGGTGCGGGAGCAGACCGAGCGCCTGGAGGAGGTGGAGGGCCGTGATGTAGTGATCGATCCGTTCCGATTTCAGGAGGAGATGGCCAAGTATGACGCTCTGGATCAGTCCTCGTAGGCTATGAGCTACGCCACGATCGCGTCCTTGTCGTACGGGGTGCCTGAGGGGACCTACACGGTAGAACTAATGGAGGAGGGCGGAACAACCTCCAGCAGGGACCTACATCTTCTAAAGAAGCCCCTTCTTCGTGCCAGTAGTCAAGGGCTCTTCGGACTCGTCAAACAGAACATCCGCATCCAAGTCCGAGACGTCAACCGGGTCCTCCTCAACCGTCTCGAAAGCAATGCGGATCTAAAGCTCAAGGTGTCTGGACCCATCGACTGGGAAGGTCCGCTTCACAAGGTAGAGGACATTCAGAGCTCAAAGGACACCCCAAATTTAATACTTCGATTTCGCGACCTGCAAGGTGGGCTTCTGCAAGGCGAATATTCCTTGTCGGACACCCGAGAAGTGCCCGTTCTTTTCTACGATCTCCTTCAGCAACATGGTGGCTCCAGCCTGCTGAGAACATCGATTGATTGGGAACATGTCGGGCAGAACGCTCCGGAAGCTCGATATCTCCGCGTTTTGTCCGAAGATGTCTCTTTTCTGGAGTACCAGAATAGGGGGGACTCCGAAAAGGACCTGGACATACTCAAGGGGCTTTTGCAGCTCTTCAACTGCCGTCTGATGCAGCATGATGGGAAGTGGCTGATCCGTCGCGTCGCTTCCTTGGCCGATACTATGACAGTGCTTGAGTACAATGGGCAGAGTTATCAGGGCGGCACCGTGAACTACGGATTCATGGCGGATGACGCGACCATTTTGCGTCGCATAAATGACCGGAACGTCCGTGCCCAAAAGGTCTCCTTGGGTGGCCTTCAGCGCGTCGCCTCTCGTCGGTATCGGTACGACCAGCAGGGCTTTCAGAACGAAGAGTTCACTGAGTGGACCGATACAAATCCGGACCACTGGGATCGCTTATACTCCGATCCGCGTGCCGTTGTGACGGAGGAACCTAATGAGTGGGCGCGTCTCTCTCAGAATCAGGGGTCCTTCCTCCGTCAGCGAGCGACGCAGGCGACTATCGGTGCTGTCGACATTCACCTGGAAGCCGAAGTGCCCCCCACTGCCAATGATGGGGAGACCTACACCATTCACTTTGCCGAGCTACTGGTCGAAAATACTGAGAGTGGCACTCTCTACTACGACGGTTCCTCCCAGTCGTGGGGCTCTACTCCGTTCCAGTTTTCGTTTGACTTTACAGTCGACACCACCTCGGGATCGGGGACAGAGCCCGGTGACATGGTCTCCCACACGCTTTCGTTCAGTCCTCCTACTCCCCCTTCTTCAGGTGCTCCTGTCCTTCACCTCCTCTACGACTGGAGCTCCGCCGGCCCCGATGTGCGATTTGTGCAGTTCGATCGCGGTGTTTGGGATACTCAAAGTACTGACCTTTACGGCCGAGAGCACTTTGCCGTTGGGGATGGCTCGTCTGACCTGACTTTCCACTCCTTCGTGGGGGATCGTACGAATTTCTGGCCGCTCAGCGGTGTCATCCACTACTACGACGGCAGTGACTGGCAGCCTGCTACCCGCGAGTGGGAGGGGCCGGACCTGGGGCAGACTGCTCCACCGGCCTTACACGTACGACGCATCCTGGAGCGGCTGCGTCAGCGCCGCAACCAGGTGTTCGGGCTTCGCATGCACGTGCCCCGCTCGAAGGCGCTGTCGCCCGCGGTGGTGCCTGTCCTTGACAGCATCCCCTACGCAGTGAGGGACCTCCAGGTGTCGCTCGGCGTTGGGGCGGCCCGTGTAGATGCGTTTCCGGTGCAGCAGTTCAGTGCGCCGCTTTCGACCTACGATTATCAGGATCTGTCCTGAGCGATCTTGTAAAGCAGGGCGACCGTCATAGATCGACTTGTTGCACGTTTGCCCTCATTTTGTTGCACCTTGGTACAGACGTTTGGGGCCCTCTACGGACACGCCTTCACCCGCGTCCTCATCAGGGGATCCCTCCAGATCCCCGATGAGATCTCGCGGGGTCCCCAGGGCGCGTCCAG